TTCAGTTGGTGTAATTGATAGTGGATATAGAGGTGAATTGCAAGCTACATTCAATAAAGTATTTGGTGGTGAAGGTATGTATGATGAAATGAAAGTAAATCAAATGCAACCAAACGATTACTACAAAATAGGTGATAGAGTTGCACAAATTATGATTATACCTTTCCCTCCAATTGAATTTGAGCAAGTAACACAATTATCAGAAACCGAAAGAGGTGAAGGTGGATTTGGTTCAACAGGAAAATAAAAAATAAATTATGTTTATAGAACAAACTGAAGAAAAGGTAAACAATAACCTTTGGGTAGAGAAATATCGCCCATCAAAGCTTGTTGATTATGTAGGTAACGAACATCTAAAATCAAAAGTAGAGGGTTACTTAGAAGCAGGTGAAATTCCACACCTATTATTATATGGAAAAGCGGGTACTGGTAAAACTACATTAGGAAAGTTAATCGTAAAATCAATTGAATGTGATTATATGATTATCAACGCATCATCAGAAAACAATGTTGATACTGTAAGAACCAAAATCACCAACTTCGCATCTTCTATGGGATTCAAACCATTTAAGATTATTATTTTGGATGAGTTTGATTATATGACTCACAACGCACAGGCAATCTTAAGAAACTTAATGGAAACTTTTAGTGGACATTGTCGTTTCATTTTGACTTGTAACTATGTGGAGAAAGTAATTGATCCAATTCAGAGTAGATGTCAATCATTTCAAATCGTTCCTCCAACTAAGAAGGATGTAGCAATTCAAATCAGTAAGATTTTGAAAGCAGAGAATATTGAATTTGATATTAAAGATTTAGTTCCAATCATTGATGCTAATTATCCTGATATTCGTAAGGTAATTAATACTTGCCAAATGAATTCTATCAAAGGTGTATTAAAAGTTGATACTAAAAATTTGTTGGAAGGTGATTATAAACAAAAAGTGGTTGAGATTCTTAAATCAAAAGATGATAAAAGAAATCGTTATCTAAAACTAAGACAAACTATTATCGATAGTAAGGTAACGGACTTTACGGATTTATATACTTTGTTATATGAAAAGGTAGAGGAATATGCACCAAACAATACAGCTAATGTAATCATTGAATTATCACAAGGTCAATTGAATCACGCACAATGTATTGATAAGGAAATACCAACGGCAGCAACATTAATTCAAATAAACAATTTAATCGGATAATATGGCAAACATTTTAGGAGCAGATGGAACAGGAATGGGTGAACAACAAATTCAACCATTAGATTTAACAAAGACTGAAGCAATTGCATGTGAAAAATGCGGTGGTGAGATTTTCGTACAAGGGTTTGGATTTCGTAGGATATCTAAATTAGTTACAAACAAACAAAAAGATGAGGTATTGCCTGTAGAATTATTTCTATGTGGTGATTGTGGTGAAGTTCTTAATGAATTATTGCCTCCAGGCTTAAAAGCAGAATAATAATGGCAGTAACTCTATTTGACCACATCAAACAAATAACTGATGTCCAAAATCCTAAATATTGGGATAAGTTAGAGGATGCGGATAAAAAGACATGGAGTAACTATATGGTTCTTAGATTCCTTTCTATGAATACTGATTGGGTAGCTACGGTAGCCCAATTACAACCATTACTACAGGAACTACCACCAAAGGCTTTGTATTTGGCATTAATTGATATTATCCCAAAAAGTAGGACATTTTTGAAGTATATGAGACCAGCATCATCCGAAAAGTATGAGAAATGGATAGTAGAGCTGGTTTCTAAGTATTATGAGGTATCAGAAACGGAGGCTGAGGAATATGTGGATATTCTATATACAATCAAAGGAGGACATCAGGTTTTACATAATATAGCGGAAAGTTACGGAACTGACCCTAAAATCATAAAGAAACTTAAGTTAAAATTTTGATATATCAGAGTTTTTTCGTATCTTTATACAATAATAACAAAATATGACAAGAGTAAGTTTCTCCCAATATAGCACATATTCATCGTGTCCCCAACAATACAAACTAAACTATATAGATAAGTTAGGTGAAAGTTCATCTAATATCCATACCATCTTCGGAACGGCAATGCACGAAGTAATTCAGCATTATCTAAGTGTATTCTATGGTGTATCTAAAAAGCAAGCAAATGAGCTTGATATGGATAAGATGCTACTATCTAAACTAAAAGAGGAGTTTCTAAAGGAAAGAGAAAAGATGAGTGAGGGAGCTCCCTGTGAGCAAATAGAATTGGAAGAATTCTATGGTGATGGTAGAAGAATTTTAGAGTGGTTTAAAAAGCATGTTGAAAAACTATATACAAAAAGTGGATTTGAATTAGTTGGTATTGAGATACCAATGAATTATGAAATTAAGCCAGGTGTTCATTTTATAGCATTTATAGATATTGTTCTGAAAGATGTATCATCGGGTGAAATTGTTATAATTGACTTAAAAACTTCAACTAGAGGTTGGAACAAATATCAAAAGGAAGATAAGATTAAGAATGCACAAATTCTTATATACAAAAAGTTCTATTCCGATTTATATAATATTCCACTACAAAAAATAAGAGTTGAGTTTCAAATTATGAAACGCAAACTTATGGAAGAATCTCCGTTTCCAATCCCTTATATATCAAAACACATACCTGCCAATGGTTCTCCATCGGTAAACAAAGCATTTTCTGAATTTATGGAGTTCATAGATGTGGTGTTTGATGAGAATGGAGATAGGAGATTAGATATCCCATATACCAAAAATCCAGGCAAAGGTCAAAAGAATTGCAAGTATTGTGAATTCTTTAATAGAAAAATTTGTGATGGAATAGCTTAATTTTTTACTAAAAATTTAAGAAGTATATATTTATATTTATATATACACAAACAAATAATTAGTATGAAGCAAAATGATAACACTAAACTTACAACCGTAAAGCTTCTTAAAGATGTTTATTCATCGTTTAAGAAAGTATCTTTCGATTCGGATGTAACTTTACAAAAATTAGTTAATAGAACTGTAGAAAGATATGTAACCGATGAAGGGTTTAGACACGAAATGAATGAATATCTAAAACTGCAAATCAGCGGTTCTCAATTTTAATTGTTAAAACAAAAAATCTTAATGGAAAACGTTACAAAGAAAAAACCAAAAATCCTATTACTTTCAGATGATTTAAGGATGGCAAGTGGTATTGCCACAATGTCAAAAGAATTTGTTGTTGGGACAGTAGACAAATATGATTGGTTTCAAGTAGGAGCAGCAATCAATCATCCGGAGCAAGGTAGAGTATTAGATTTAAGTGAAGATATCAGAAATAAAACAGGCATAGCTGATGCTAATGTTAAAATCCTTCCTTGGAATGGATATGGTAATGCAGATTTAATTAGACAACTAATTAATGCAGAACAACCTGATGCTATCTTACACTTTACTGACCCAAGATATTGGATTTGGTTGTATGAGATTGAGCATGAAATTAGACAAAATATTCCAATTTTATTCTATGCAATTTGGGATGATTTGCCAGACCCACTATACAATCGTAACTACTACGAAAGTTGTGATTGGATTGGTTGTATTTCTCGTCAAACCTATGGTATCATTAAAAGATTATCAGCATTGGATAACGGAAAGACTTGGCAACCAAAACAACCTTGGCAAGTTAGTTATGTTCCTCACGGAATTAATACGGATGTTTACAAACCGGCAACAGTTACGCCTGAATTCCGTAAAGAAATTTTAGGTGGTAAAGATTATGATTTTGTATTCTATTGGAGTAATAGAAACATTCGTAGAAAGCAACCAGCTGATGTAATTTGGGCATTCAATCGTTTTTGTGAAATGATTGGTGAAGAGAGAGCAAAGAAAGTTTGTTTAGTAATGCACACACAGCCTGTTGATGAAAATGGAACTGATTTACCTAAAGTAATAGAAGCTGTAGCATCTAAAGCTAATATCATATTTTCAGATAAACGTAGACCGGTTGAAGAATTAAATCTTATATACAATATCGCAGATTGCACAATCAACATCGCTAACAACGAAGGATTCGGATTAGCAACGGCAGAATCAGTAATGGCTGGAACTCCAATTATTATTAACGTAACGGGTGGATTGCAAGACCAAGCGGGTTTTACAAAAGATGGCGCATTGATAGAAGCAGATGATTATATTGAATTGGGTTCATTGCATGATTGGAGACAGTGGGAAGATAAATTGGATTGTGGAAGTTGGGCTAGACCTGTTTGGAGTAGAAGTAGAAGTTTAGCAGGTTCAGTTCCTACACCTTACATTTGGGATGATAGAGTTGATTTAGAAGAAGTGGCACAGGCTATGTTAGAAATGTATGAAACTCCAAAAGAGGAAAGAGAAGCTAATGGATTGGAAGGTAGAGAAGCATTCATTAATCAAATGGGATTATCTCATACTAATATGATTAAAACAATGAGTGATGGTATCGATGCCACTTTAGCAAATTGGAAACCTCGTAAAACATTTGATGTATTTAAAATTAAATAAGAGTTATGAATAAGCAAACATTAGTATTTCAAGGGCCGGTATTTACGAGAAGTGGTTATGGTGACCATTGTAGAGATTTATTGAAATCTCTTCGTAAAATGGACAAACATAATATAAAAATAATCCCAATGAGATGGGGTAGCACTCCACAAAACCAAGTGGATGGTCAAACTGATTTTGGTAGATGGATGTTAGA